ATGGTTAATATGAATAATGGTATTCCAGCTCCTGAAGAAAGAGATACAATTGAAGATATGATTGAATCTAAATTTACAGGCACTAGAAACGCTGGTAGATTTATCCTAACATTCAACGATGATAAGGAAAGACAACCAACAATTGAAACTATCCAAACTGATAATCTGCACGATAAATACAAATATGTAGCAGATTACGCACAAGATAGAATCTTAGTAGCACATAGAGTTACATCGCCGCTTTTAATGGGTATTAGAACTGCCGTAAATGGATTTAGTTCTAACAGTGAGGAAATGCAAACAGCTTACTCTATTCTTCAAACTATGACAATAGAACCATTCCAAAATTTGATTTTAAACCAATTGGATAAAGCACTTTCTGATGGTGGATGGGAAGACTTAGGATTATACTTTGAACAATCTACTCCAACTGCTCTTTTAGCATCACAAGCTGAAGCAACTGGACAAACTATTGAAGAAGTTAAAAAAGATATAGCAGAAGTTGGTGAGAATCCAGCAGTTACCGATACGGAAGGTGAAGGTGTAGGTGGTGAGGCTCAAGACCAAACAACTCCAATATCAATGAGCAATCCTAATTTTACAAAAGAATACGAAGTATATAAAACAAACTAATAATATGGCGTACGCATTATTTATAAGCAGAAACGATATCATCAAACAAACTCCATTACAGGGTTCTATTGATGCTGATAGATTACTATCATTTGTGAGAACAGCACAAGACAAATACCTTTTAAACTTATTAGGTACAGTTCTTTTCTATTACTTACAAGCAAGAATTGAAGCTGGTACTGTAGACCAATTAGGTCCATACTACCAAGATTTAATTAACAACCATATTAAACCAACTTTAATTTGGTATTCAGTAGCAGAATATCTTCCATTCTCAAATACACAATTTAAGAGTGAAGGAGCTGTAAGATTAAAAACTGATAATTCAGAAACTGTAGGTAAAGACCAAGTAGATTATCTATTACAAAAGGCTCTTAACTCAGCAGATTTCTACGCAACTAGAATGCAAAACTATCTAATATCATACTCAAATCAAATACCTCAATACCTACAATCAATTGGTAATCAAACTCAGGTATTCCCTGATATGGGTAATGCATATTTTGGTGGTATAAATTTATAATATTATGGCTGTAGTAAACAATCAGGCAACTAACTATTCGTTATACTATAACGCATTAGATTATTTTAAAACAATAATGAGCAATCATCCTTCTATTGAGCAAGTATCAACAGGTGATATGTCTCAATTAGATGATTTAGAATTTCCTCCATATCCATTGGGAAATATACTAATAACTGAAGCTAAGTTTAATGGTTCAAAAACTATCTATTCTTGCCAACTTACAGTTGCTGACAAGCTTAAGTTAAAGAATAACGAATCAACCGGAGTGTATAATGCGCAAACTGTACCTTTCTATGGTACTGATGATATGGTTGATATACATGCTAACACCTTATCTATAATAAACGATTTACTATCTTATACAGAATATGCAGTACAAGCATTTGATATTGATGGTAATATAAATTGTATAGCATTTAGAGAAGATTTTCCAAATGGATTAGCCGGATGGGTTTGTTCATTTGATTTAATTTCTCATAACGATAGACCAAGATGTTTATTTAATCTTTATCCATAATGGCTGCATTCTCATTTCCTGGCGTTAAAGCAATTGCTGATGCATATCGCAAAACAGCACAGGATAAGATGTTGCAAGGGTACCCTGGTCGTAATCCTAATAAGCCTGTTAAACCAATTTGGAAAACAGGCAATCTTTATAGAAGAATTGGTTCGTATAACACTGCAGCTAATATGGCTACAATGCGTTCAACAAAATTAGGAAACAAAGAAGAATTAAGTAATATTACAATATCCCTAAACTTTGCACCTCCGGGAGCAACCTATGGTAAATGGGTAGAGTGGGGTAATGGAACTCAAAGTGGATATGGTGTACCAAGACCATTTGCAGCAGATGCAGGTAAAGACCCAGAACTTAAAAGAGCAGTAGATGCTGCTATGTTAGGTAATAATGGGTTAATCAACAGATACATTAAAGCAATTAATGCTGATATTGAGGATGAAATGGAAAGCTTAGGATTTAAGAAAAGCTAACCATCAATAACATAATCCTCTTAAGTTGTTAAATTAAAAAGATTTAACGATGTCTCTTTCTATAACACAAAATCCAGCAACTGCATCATTAGCACAATCTCCAATGGCATTTACGCTATCGGAAAGTGGTGATGTTGTATTAAGCTCATCATTCCAATATTTCACAGACTTATATTATTGGACTGGTTCACTAAACCAATCAGGTTCTGTAAAATACCAATTGGTAAAATATCCAAATGCAAGTAGAGTGGGTATTTTTGATGTAAGTAGGGTTATTAATTCTACATTACAGGATTTAAGACAAACTAACCCATCAAATGTAAAATTCTATAAAATTGATGGTTACTATCGCTATTTATCAGGCTCATCTTATGTGACAAGTTCTCACGTTGAATCTGATGTATATAAAGCTTTAGATGGATATGGTTTATTTCAAGAAGCAATTAACGGACCAATATATTCTAAATCACCACATTGGCCTTTGATGAGTGATGGACCGGTAACACAATCATTCTTTCCAGATAATGTGGGAACTATGGGTGTTTTTGCACAAGGTGCAGGAGCATCTACATTAACTCCAACAAAGGTAACATACACATCAAATTTAGGAACAGCTAATATAAATGTTAGTGGAAGTGTATCATCTTCTCAACAAATACAACAAGTATCTCTATTTCCAACAGAAACAGGGTTTCCTTTCGCTACAAGCGTAGAATGGTACACAATTCAGGCTTTCAATGGTGCTACGGCATTAGGGACGCCTATTCGTTTTGAGACTGCATGTATCCAAAAATATCCAAATGTAAGAATTAAATGGAAAAATAGATATGGACAGTTTGATTACTTTAACTTTTATATGGTTAATAGAAAATCATTTAAAACTGAAAAAAGAACTTATCAGCCACAAATTGGTACTTGGCAGAGTAGTACATTAAGCTACAATAATTACGATTCACAAAATCTTAACTATTTGGTAGATTCTAATCAGGGATTAACTGTAAATACATTTTGGATTCCTGAGAATTACAACGATATCCTGAAGCAATTATTGGTAAGTGATGAAATATACTATGTAACTACAGAAAGCACTCAGGATTTAACGCCTATCACCATAGATACGAATTCTCTGGAGTTTAAGACTAATGTAGTAGATGGACTAATTCAATACTCATTTGATTTCAGATTCGGACAAGGATACAAACTAATAATCTAATATATGGGAGTTATAAGCACACAGGGTATAAAGTTTCAGTTAGTAGCTGAAGGACAAATACTTGATTTATTTAAAGATGAACAAGTCCTATTATCGGATAACGTAACTGGTCTTTTTGATTTAGGTGTTATACCTGCTGACTTTACTAGACAAATTACTTTGCCTGGTTCTAAAAAGAATAACGCATTCTTTGAACACGTTTATGATATTAGTGTTCAATCTCCTGATACATTTGCTACTAACGTTAAAGTACCTTGTTACTTAGATTTTCAGGGTATTTACTTAGCACAGGGTTATCTACAATTAAATAAAGTAAGTTTATATCAAAATAAATTTATTGATTCATATGAGGTAACAATCTATGGAGCTGTATCTTCTTTTGCTAGACAAATTAGTAGGTCTTATTTAAATGATTTAACTTCATTAGCAGCTTATAATCACACATCATCAGTTTCAGCTATCACATCTTCTTGGAGTGGTAGTTTATTTAATGGGGATATAGTTTATCCTTTAGCTGAATATGGACAAAGAATACAATATAATCCTGAAGAAGCTAATTACGGAATAGATTCACCTTATGATGCTTTATGTGTGCAAGATTTTAAACCTGCTATTAAAGCTAAGGTTGTATGGGATGCAATATTTGCAGAAGCTGGATTTACTTATTCATCATCATTTATTAACGATGGTGGATTAGATGATATATATTTGGTTTGTAATAGACAATTAAGATATCCATTATATGCAGAAGTAAACCCTGAAACATACGGACAATTTAGAATAGCACCTATATCAGGAAGTGGAGCTACCGATGTTGTATTAACAGCAACTACTGATTATAGATTACCATGGGCTAATATCATAACAAATCCTGGTGGACAAATGGGAAGTGATTTAGTATTTCGTAATACATATCCAACTCAATTAAGAGGACTTATAAATCTTAATTTTCAAATAAGTGCTTCTGGTGCTGGAAATAGTGTACCTTTATTTACATTTAAAATTAAAAATATTGATACAAATGTAAATACTTCTGACCAAAGATTAGGAGTGATAAACGCTTATATGGACCAAGTTTATCAATATAATAATCCTACAACAAGAACACAAACATTTAATGTAACACAGCAATTCAATTCTGATTTATTACCATCAGGTTCTTACGCATTTTATTTAATGTATAATTACTCAGGCTCAGCTTCTAATTTTACTTTAACATTAGACCAAGGTGGACAACCTAAATCTTTTTTAGATGTATATAAAGCAACTTCAATAGGTGATGGATTAGTAATGGATATTCCTTTGAATATGCCATATGGTACTAGAGGAATTAAGCAAATTGATTTCCTTACATCTATTCAAAAGAAATTTAATTTGGTTATGTATCCATCTAAGAATAGAGCTAATCAATTTATAGTAGAATCATTTAATAGATGGTATGATAAAGGTAGAAGATGGGATTTTGATAGATATATTAACCTTGATAAAATGATTGAGGTTATACCAACTAATAACTTTGCTGTTAATGAATTAAACTTTGGTGATACATTAGACCAAGATTATGTTTCTTTACAATTTAGTAAAGCGGCTAATAGAGAATTTGGTAAGAGTTATTATGTAGATACTCAAAACTTCTTTTCGCAAGGTAAGTTTGAAGTTAAGACTGCATTAGCATCAACACCATTATTACAAATAACTAATACTGGTTTATCAGGTTCAGTAGCTGGATTGAATCCTACACCTTCACCTTCATTTGCATATCAAATAGGAAATCAAGGATATAGTACAGCTAAAACAGCTTGTTTAGATACATACTATTATCCAACAACTGTATATGCTGATACACAAAATCCAGAAGCAGTTACACGATTCTATTACGATGAGCAATTAACATTACCATTTGGTGGTAATTACAATTATTGGAAATGGTATAAAGATGGTGATGCTGATTACTATGTTTCATTCATTCCATATAGTGGATATGTTTATGGCGTTAATACTTGCGGAGGAGTTTAAAATAAATAATTATGGCACAAAAAATACCTATATACATTCCAACTTACATTTCTTCAATTGATTATGCTCCT